ACATATATACTAGTAGATACTGCTAACACGTTTTTTCGTGCTAGACACGTAGTCCGCGGCGACGCTGACATTAAAATTGGCATGGCTTTTCATATTACCTTAAATTCCATACGTAAAGCATGGCAGGATTTTAACGGCAGTCATGTTATATTCTGTTTAGAAGGTCGCTCGTGGCGTAAAGACTATTATGGTCCTTATAAACGTAATCGCAGCGATGCCCGTGCGGCATTAACTGCTAAAGAACAAGAAGAAGATAAATTGTTTTGGGAAGCATTTGATACATTTAAAGAATTTGTATCTGACAAAACAAATTGTACAGTACTACAAAATCCTCAACTAGAAGCCGACGATCTTATTGCAGGCTGGATTCAAAATCACCCACAATCAAAACATGTAATAATTTCCACAGATAGCGACTTTGAACAATTGATTGCTCCTAACGTTAAACAATATAACGGAGTCAGCGAAGTTACTATTACACACGAAGGTTATTTTGATGCCAAAGGTAACAAAGTTAAAGACAAAAAAACAGGCGAAGAAAAAGCAGCACCGGATCCAGAGTGGCTCTTATTTGAAAAATGTATGCGTGGTGATACCAGTGATAATGTCTTCTCGGCATATCCAGGTGTGCGTACTAAAGGCACAAGCAAAAAAGTGGGTCTTAGTGAAGCGTTCGAAGATCGTAAAAGCAAAGGATATTCGTGGAACAATCTCATGCTTCAGAGATGGACTGACCACGAAGGTAAAGAACATCGTGTGTTAGAAGATTATGAACGCAACCGTAGACTAATTGATCTAGCACATCAACCCGACGATATCAAAGGTATTATTAATCAAACAATTCAGACAGCTATTACTGCTAATAAAGATATCAGTCAGGTTGGTATTAGATTGATGAAATTTTGTAATCTGTTTGATCTTAAAAAGATTTCTGATCAAGCCCAGAGTTATTCAGAACCACTTAATGCGAGGTATACACAATGACAGACATACATGCTAAACCCATCATCGATAATAAATTTTGGATAGTAGAAGAGAATGGCGAAAAGATAGCCACACTTCGAAAAAACGAAGATGAACGATTTGTTATGAGTAATGACAACGGTGTTAAGATTTACGAAACAAAAAAAAGTTTAACTGACCAATTTGGTAAAGACTTTTTTGTTGTAAAAATTCTTAAAGAGGCAAGAGATTCTCTTCCATTAGAAGTTCATGGATATCCTACTAGTGCCGATCCACACAATGCCATGTACGACATTCAGAAAAAACTTCCGCTGTTTACAAAAAGCGGCGACAGCAAAAGTTTGTATTGTGCTGGTTACTATGTTATTAAATTTGACAAAGGTTGGGTTAAATCATTTTGTCCTAAACTGATAACTCTACAACGTTATCAATACGAAGGCCCTTTTAAAACAGAAGTAGAAATGCGTCAAAGGTTATCACATGTCTCAAGATAAATTATCAACCCAAATGCCTAGTGTAGAGCGTCTTATCCAAAGAGTAATAGCAGCAGAAAAAACCAATCAAAAAGAGATTAGAATCACAGTTCAAGAAGCTCGAGAACTTGTTACAGATCTTAGTCTATTAACTTCTAAATTGGGTAAACAAATACAAGAAATACATGCTAGATTGGATAAACTAACTGGTGAACAGCAACAAGTATCAGTCCAGATGGATGGAGGAACTTTCTAGAGAGATAAATATATGCGTGTATTATTATAGAGATATAGATGAGTAGACCTAAGCCAAAAGTACTGTTAGAGTATGCTAACAAAGAAAATTTCAAGGTAGAACAGATTCTTGAGTCTGATGCTATATGGGCGGTCTTTTATCAAGGAAAACCTTTTAATTTAAAAAGTGGTAGTCTTATATCAAGTTACCCTGGACCTAAATATAAAAAGGTAAGTTTTTCTAATCCCGGTCACGCATACAATCTAGCTAAGAAACTAAACAAATTATTCAAGACAGAAGATTTCCAAGTTGTTAAATTGACTCAGGGCGAAATCATTAAGTCGATGAAATGAAAACCAAAGACGTTTATACTCAAGTATTCTTAAAAGCTGCCCAAGAACAAATCAACGAAGATTTAGTAAAATCTAAAAAAAGTATTTGGTGGTGGAATACTAGAAATAAAGATAGTGGAGGCCTCAGGCTAACTGAAGAAGGCATCAACTTTATTACCGAAACCGCTGAACTCAAAACCTACACAATTAAATTTCCAAAAGAAATTACAATTACTCCACAAATACTTGTATGGCTTGACAATTTCATTGAAAGCCCGTATTATATAACTAAGAAAGATATTACAGTAATAACCGAAAAAGCTGCGTTTGAGCTTTATTTGTTTTCTGGTGATATCCGAAAATTGGGTTACGGCAAGGCGTTAAGCCAACGAATGAGCCAAGAATAACTCAGCTTTTATTTCATCCCCGTAAATACTATCATGAATCTTAATCCCTTAGATGTTCTAAACAAACGATCATTAACTTGGATTCCTCCGCATTTTGCCAAGATCAAAGTTAAACATCAGGTGTTTGAAACTGATCTAGAGGATTGGGTAAAATACAAATTAAAAGGAAGATACTGCTTTATTCAAAATTCGGATAACAGTAGTGCTACCTTAGGATTTGAAGATGATAAAGAGCTAACTTATTTTATGTTAGCATGTCCGCATTTTAGGAGAATATGATGACAGAAGAAGTGAAACAAGACCAGGCTCAGCCGCAACAGCCAGAGACCAAAGCTCCAGAGCTTACTATTAATGACCTAGGTGCGTTACGCACCATTGTTGATGTTGCTACACAGCGAGGTGCTTTTAAAGCAGCAGAGATGGAATCTGTTGGAAAGGTTTATAACAGATTAGCATCGTTCTTAGACAGTGTAACACCAAAACCAGAAGGACAAAAAGAAAATGGTTAATTTAAAACATCTTGGCCGTATGAAGACCAACAAGGCTAAAGTCCTTGTAGTTTTCAAAACATTACCTAATGATCCAGATCATTGTCTCGTAGTTGGAACTTCCGGCCTCGATGATAGTTATCATAACTCGATCATCGACTTAGTTGAAAGCCAACAAGCACAAGACACATTTGAATTTGGAGAGATCCTTTCAATCCGTTATTTTGCTGATGGTAAACCAATGCTACCAGCCCTACATCAAGGTAGAAATTTAGTTAAAGTAGCAACTAAAGATGTAGAGATGACTCCAAACCCAACTACAATAATGCCCTTAGATGAGTTAAACAAACTAATCGCAGAGCAAAGAGGGGTTAAGGTAGAAGATCTAGCTATTACTGACGGTCCTGCTAAATCTGAAGTTAAAGAAGTAGCAAAAGTAAAAGATTTGATGGAAACTGCTGCTCCTGTAGCACAAGACAATGCCGGTGTGCTTTCTGATACTGATCTAGCTAAATCTTACAGAAGTCAAGCAGATGCTATGTATAAAGAAGCTGCAAGACTACGTAAGCAAGCAGACGACCTAGATCCGCCAAAGAAAAAGACAGTAAAGGTATCAGAAGAAGCTAGTGCCTAAAAAATACTTTAAGCCACCAAAAGATGTTATAAAAGAATGGCCTGAAGTATTTGAAGAGATATACATGAGCTCAATGCCCATTAAGTATATTCATGGCGTCGAGCTAACATTTCAGGATGGCAGAGTTTGGGAAATAGATGTTCCGGAACAACTAGATTTAGTTGACGAGGACGATATTTTGGAAAGACTTTCTGAAGGTATAAAAGACTTTCAGGAGGAAATCGTAACTATCAATTTTCAGGTCGATATTGATAGGCTTAAACAAGACGTTTTAAAAATAACAAAAAATATATTAGGTGACAAATGAATGTTAAACTTTTATCCTATTCCCAGCCAACAGGTGAATTTAGAGACATGGGCATCTCGGATGCACAGGAACTCATTGCGTATTGTGCCCGTGTCAGCAATCCCAGCAACCAACTTAACACCGAAACATCAGAGAAACTCATCAGATACTTGGTCAAACACCAACACTGGAGCCCACTCGAAATGGTCTCAGCCTGTATTGAAATCACAACCACAAGAGATATCGCAAGACAAATCTTGCGACACAGAAGTTTTAGTTTCCAAGAGTTCAGTCAACGCTATGCTGACCCAACTCAAGATTTGGCGTTCGTTACAAGAGAAGCTAGACTTCAAGACACAAAAAACAGACAAAATAGTATCCAAACAGATGATGAACGCCTACAAA